TACTTTTGCAGCAAAGAATCCTGGATCTTGGGCAAACGGATTGAAGGTTTGCTTTATTGACAACTATGCAGATCAAACTTTAGGAATAAGCACAACCAATTTGGCAGGAATCGGCATTACTGTCGGATATGGAGTAACAGCGACTCTTTCAAATGTTACAATCCCAGGTCTATCTTCTCCATTTACTGGATATCTAAAGGGAATCATCACAGGAGTTACCACAAGCACTTTAGGAAACTCAACAATTGATGTTAAGGTAATTTCAAGAGTATCTGCAGCAACTACTCAGTATAACACAACTTTAGTTTCAACCGCAGCGACAACAGCGGGAATAGGAAGCACAGTTGTATATGTATCATCTCTATCTGGAGTTAATTCTGTAGATGATCTAACTATTCCAGGAGTTGGTTCAAAACTCGATATCATTGAAGTTGGTATTGGAACTACTGGATTCCATACTGGTCTTGAATCTCCATACGTTATGCTTGCCACTGGTTTGACCACTAGTGTAACGGCTGGAGTAGCAGTAACATTTTCAAGATTAGTTACTATTGGTGGAACAGAAACCTCCATCGAATATGGCGAGGGAACTCAGTATGCAGCGTTTAGTGATACTCACACTATTAACGTAGTAAACTCCACTGGTAACGTTACAAGGTCAAATCAAGTAGTTTCTTCTGTTTCCGATTGGTATGATAACCAAAAACTTGACCTAGTAAACTCAACAGTATTCTGGAAATCAATTGCACCAAAACCAAAGACAACCAGATATGCTGCAGAAAGAAATGCTCATAATGATGAGCTTCATGTGGTGGTTGTTGATGACCTAGGAACAGTTACTGGAGTCAAAGGAACACTTGTCGAGAAGCATATTGGTCTATCCAAGGCACTCGATGCGGTTTCTTCAGTAAACTCGCCCCAAAAGATTTGGTACAAGCAGTATTTGGCAGATTTCTCTTCCCAAATTTATGCTGGTTCAAATCCATCAAGTGCATCAGATTCTCACTGGGGAACTTATCCACGTAAGACTGGATTTACTTCCGGATTCTCCCCAATAGGAGAGAATGATGATCTGTGGGGCAGTGTTGCTCAAGATAAAACATTCTCTGTTATTGGTAGTAAAACATATACTCTAGGTGGTGGAGTTGATTATTCGGCAAATGGTGGAATGAAAGCCGAACTAAGCGATATCCAGTCTGCATACGATCTATTATCAAATAAAGATGAGATTCAAGTTGATTATCTTATTATGGGACCTGGTTTAGATACTGAAGAAAAATCTCAACAAAAAGCAAGTTATTTAATATCTATTGCGGAACAGAGAAAGGATTGTGTTGCAACTATTGGTCCACACAGAGGCAACTTAGTAGGTTTGACAAATACTAACGATCAAACCAATAATCTTATAAGATACTTCAATGGTGTTGGGTCTTCATCCTCATACGCAGTGTTTGATAGTGGATATAAGTATACTTATGATAGATTTAATAATAAGTTTGTTTATGTTCTATGTAATGCAGATATTGCTGGATTGATGTGTAGAACAAATGTGGTTGCATATCCATGGTTCTCCCCTGCGGGACAACAACGTGGACTTTTGAATAATACTATTAAGTTAGCATACAATCCAAATAAGGCACAAAGAGATAAACTATATCCAGCAAGAGTTAATGCAGTCATTACTCAACCTGGTATTGGAACTCTTCTCTTCGGAGATAAAACAGCTCTCGCATATGCATCTGCATTTGATAGAATCAATGTTCGTCGCCTTTTCCTCACAATTGAACAAGCACTTCAAAGAGCAGCTCAAGCTCAACTCTTTGAATTAAATGACGAACTAACAAGAGCTAACTTCAGAAATATTGTAGAACCTTATTTAAGAGATGTTCAAGCGAAGAGAGGTCTTTATGGATTCTTGGTTGTTTGTGATAGCACAAACAATACTCCTGATGTTATTGATAATAATGAATTTAGAGCTGATATTTACTTAAAGCCAACAAAATCTATTAACTACGTGACACTTACATTTGTTGCTACAAGAACTGGAGTAAGTTTTGAAGAAGTAGCTGGTACTGTTTGATTTTTGATTAAAGACTAAATAACAAAAGGAGGAAAAAATCATGGCATCAACAAGAGAAAATAAAACAATTTCTCAGTTTAAGACAGCACTTGCTGGGGGCGGTGCTCGCCCCAATCTATTTGAAGTAGAACTAGCAAACTTGCCAGGAGGAATTACTGGATGGGATGCAGACAACTTCAGATTTATGTGCAAAGGAGCTGCTCTTCCAGCACAAAATATTTCTTCAATTGATGTTCCATTCAGAGGAAGAATATTTAAGGTTGCTGGAGACAGAACTATCGATCCTTGGACAATAACAGTAATCAATGATGAAGGTTTTGTTTTGAGAAATGCTTTTGAGCAATGGGTAGAACTTATTGCAAGACTTGATAATAATATTGGAACAACAAATCCTACAGATTATATGGTTAATGCAAAAGTCTATCAGTTAGGAAGAGGTTCTAAGGCAGAAAGTAACAGCAATGCTGGAGATGCAAATGCTGTTCTTAAGGAGTATGAGTTTATTGACATTTTCCCTACTAATGTTTCTCAGATTGATCTTTCTTATGATTCTTCAGATACTATTGAAGAGTTTACAGTTGAGTTCCAAGTTCAGTCTATCACCTTAACCGGAGCAGGCGGAGCTAACGGATAATAAATAGTCAAAAGATCAAACTTAAATAAATCATGGCAAAATTGTTTGGATTTTCTATTGAAAATAGCAACAAAGAATCACCGTCTACAGTATCCCCCGTTCCTCAAAATAATGAGGACGGGGTTGATCACTATCTGACTAGTGGTTTTTTTGGTTCTTATGTAGATATTGAAGGTGTTTATAGAACCGAATTTGAGTTAATAAAAAGATATAGAGAAATGGCACTTCATCCCGAAGTTGATAGTGCCATAGAGGATATTGTAAATGAAGCAATAGTATCAGATACCAATGACAGTCCAGTAGAGATTGAGTTATCTAATTTAAAAGCAAGTGATGGTATCAAGAAAAAAATACGGGAAGAGTTTAAATATATTTTAGATTTATTGGACTTTGATAAAAAGTCTCATGAAATTTATAGAAACTGGTATATTGACGGCAGAATATATTACCATAAAGTAATTGATTTAAAAAATCCACAGGAAGGAATAAAAGAGTTGCGTTATATTGACGCAACAAAAATGAGATACGTTCGCCAAAATAAAAAACAAAAAAACGATAATAGATTAGCATTTATTAAAAGAATAGATGATAATCCCATGGATTATGAGTTTCCTGATATTGAGGAGTATTTTATCTACAATCCAGGGTCAACTCAACCGACAGGAAATGTAAATGCAACTGGGGCAAGTCAAGGAATAAAAATATCCAAAGATTCTATAACATATTGTACTTCTGGTTTAGTTGATAGAAATAAGGGAAATACTTTATCATACCTCCATAAAGCAATTAAGTCTTTGAATCAGCTGCGTATGATTGAAGACTCACTCGTTATCTATAGATTGTCTCGTGCCCCAGAACGTAGAATTTTTTATATTGACGTTGGAAACTTACCTAAAGTAAAAGCAGAACAATATCTTCGAGATGTTATGATGCGCTATCGTAATAAACTCGTATATGATGCATCTACTGGAGAGATTAGAGATGATAAGAAATATATGAGTATGCTTGAAGATTTTTGGCTTCCTCGTAGAGAAGGTGGTAGAGGAACTGAAATTTCTACTCTTCCCGGTGGACAAAATCTTGGAGAAATAACAGATATAGAATATTTTAAGAAAAAACTTTATCGCTCACTAAATGTACCTCCATCAAGAATGGATGGTGAAGGTGGATTTAATCTTGGGCGATCTTCGGAGATTTTGAGAGATGAACTTAAGTTCACAAAGTTTGTTGGTAGATTGAGAAAAAGATTCTCAAATATGTTTAATGACATGTTGAGAACACAATTATTATTGAAAAATATTATCACCCCAGAAGATTGGGAAGGTATGAGTGAACATATTCAGTATGATTTTTTATATGATAATCATTTCTCTGAGCTAAAAGAAACTGAGTTGTTAAACGAAAGATTAAGTATGGTGGCAACTGCTGAACCATATGTTGGAAAGTATTTTTCTCAAGATTATATCAGAAGAAAAATCTTAAGACAGACTGATGTTGAAATAATTGAACAAGATGAACTTATTAAAAAAGAAATAAAGAATGGGATAATACCAGATCCAAATGCACCAATAGAAAACGACGAACTTTCTCAAGATTCTCAAGATGGAATAAGTTCATCCCAAATGGATCTTGGATCTCCAGTGATGGAACCGGACTTGGAAAGTCAATCTAAAGTTACCGAGTTGCCCAATGGGGGAGAAATATAAATAAAAACGATTAGTTATAGGTATTAAAAATGGATGACCTTCTAGATATGATCGTAAGCGATGAATCACCAGCACAAATCAGTGACAAAATAAAAGAACTACTTTTTTCAAAATCATCCGAAAAAATCGATGGTTTTAGACCCGTTGTATCTTCCAAAGTTTTTGGACTAGATGATGGAGAAGACGAAGAAGAATCGGAATAATATGAAATCTTTTAAACAGTTCATCTCGGAATCAGTAAATATTTCGGGAGATTTCAATGGAAACCTCTATATTAATTCTCAGCCAGAACAACCCCAGCAAGTTGGCGAAAGTTATGTAGCTGATGTTATGTGGCAAGGTAGTCTTTATAGATTAGAACTAATAACCAAATCCGGATTACCTTCAAAACAAGAACTTGGTGAACAACTTCAGAGAGAATATCCTGGAGCAATTGTTCATCAAATTTATCCAATAGAAGAAAAAAACTTCAATATTAAAAACGCAAAAAGATATCACCCATCAAAGTTAGAATGGATTGATTAATAATGGCACAGTGGAATAAAAATGATCAAGATTATTTAAATCAGGAGAGAAGTCTCTTCGAAGTTTTTATGAAAGCAGATAGATTCGGAAATATCTGCGACTGCGATTCATCATCTTCATCTTTTGGTGGTTCTGGTAGTTTTTCTACAGATTTATTTGGAAGAGTAAAAGTTTCCAATCCGGTAACATTATTTGATTCTTCTCATATTTACAGTCAAGATGGAGATTTTGATGATGTTTTAATTGGTTCCGGTTCTACTGTCGGATTTATAACTGCACAGAGTTCTGCAACTTTAGGAATTGGAACAACTGCTGGATGCAGATTAGTTCGTCAGAGTAAAAGAGCATTTTCATATCAACCAGGAAAATCTCTTCAAGTGCTACAAACTTTCGTATTAAATCCACCAAAAGAGAATTTAGTTCAAAGAGTTGGGTACGGTTCATCCACAAATGGTATATTTTTGGAGCAGATTGGTTCTCAAATTAATATTATAAAAAGAACATCAGTATCTGGTACTTTAACTACAGTCACAGTCCCACAATCAGAATGGAACGTAGATAGATTAGATGGAACCGGAATTGGTACAGATAATCCCAGTGGTGTTTCATTGGATTTATCCAAAGCACAAATTCTTTTCTCAGAATATGAATGGTTGGGCGTTGGTTCTGTAAGAGTTGGATTTGCAATAGATGGCAATTTTATTACCGCACACCAATTTAATCATGCAAATCGTACTGATAGTGTCTATATGACATCTGCAACTCTTCC